GAGTTTTATCAGAGTTGTGGGGAGCTTCTAGATTCCTTTGTCCATAACCGCATTATCCATAGCGGTCAAGAGGATTTAGTGGCCCACCTAAACAACTGCGCGGCTAAAACCAATGATGCTGGGTGGAGAATTATTCGGCGCAAATCTGCCGGTAGCGTGGCGGCAGCTATTGCCCTTGCTATGGTCAATCACCAGCTGATAAAGCCACAAAGCACACCTCAGATAATTACCTAGCGCGACACGCCCCAATAACCCTAAATGTCTATATTGGGGAGTATTGTGTGCCTATGGGTGTTTTGTCATTTTTAGGAATTAAGTCTGATAAGTCTGATGTTGAGGCACAGTTAGCACCAGCGGTAATGAGTACTGGATATAACTCGTTTTGGGGTAATTCTTTTGGCGGTTACGGTAATACAGTAAATACCTTAATAGATATTAACTCGGCCCTTAGTGTGCCAGCCGTTGCAAGATGCGCTTCACTAATTACCGGAACTATTGCGCCAATTCCATTAAAGTTAATTAAAAATAGTACCGGCGCTCAATTACAAAGCCCAGTTTGGTTAGACCAACCCGATGTAAGACAACCGCGATATACAACTATGTCATTTACCGTACAGAGTTTATTGATGTATGGCGTTGCGTATTGGAAAGTCGAGGAGCTTTATTTCGATGATAACCGCCCAAGTAGATTTAGTTGGGTGTCTAATAATCGCGTAAGTATAAAAGCCAATCAACTAAATACTGAGATCGAATACTACATTTTAGACGGCCACCAAATTCCCATGAGCGGTATCGGAAGTTTGGTAACTTTCCAATTTGGCGATACTGGTATTTTACTTCGCGGTGGTCAAACAATTCAGAGCGCGTTAGATATTCAGCGAGCAGTACAAGTAAGTGCTAATACTCCAATGCCTACCGGAATAATTAAAAATAACGGCAGCGATTTACCAGAGGCGCAAGTACAAGGATTGTTAGCGGCTTTCAAATCTGCTCGCCAAAATCGCAGTACGGCGTACTTAACTTCAACTCTTGAGTATTCTCCAGTTTCGTTTAGCCCTAAAGAAATGATGTATAACGATGCCGCGCAGTACTTAGCCACACAAATAGCGCGGATGTGTAATGTAAGCGCGTATTACTTAAGCGCCGACATGAATAACTCAATGACTTATTCCAATATCTTAGATGAGCGCAAGGCGCTCGTGGCCCAAACCTTAATGCCATATTTTTCCTGTATATCCAGCAGGCTCAGTTTGGATGATATAACCGCTAGAGGCAATTCGGTGGAATTCAAAATTGAGGAAACTTTCCTAAAGACCGATGCAATAACTCGCCTTGCAGTAATTGAAAAGATGCTACAACTTAATTTAATTGATGTAAATGATGCTCGCGCTATGGAGAACTTAACACCGCTAGGAACAGATGATATGGAACCAATAATGGAACCAATAATGGAGGATACAAATGTTACTAACATTTAGCTCACAGATTGAGGCAAGCGACCAGGAGCGCCGAGTAATTGCTGGCCAAGTCGTACCCTTTGACCAAGTAGGTATGACGAGCGCCGGGCCAGTTATATTTAAGCGCGGCTCTATATCTATTGTTGATCCAAACAAAATAAAATTACTCGCCAATCACGATAATAAAGAAGTCGTTGGCAGGGCAACAAGTTTCCACACTACTGATACTGGTATCTATGGAAGTTTCAAAGTTAGCGCCTCAAGCAAGGGTACAGATTATTTAATCCTTGCCGCAGAGGATTTAGTTTCGGGGCTTAGTGTTGGCGTGGATGTAATCAAGTCAGCACCGGATACAAAAGGCAATCTAGTAGTAACGGCTGGTCGGCTCATCGAGGTATCGCTAGTTGAGGCTCCGGCCTTTGCAGCGGCTCAAATTGACCGAGTAGCCGCAAGTGAAACAACCCAAACCGAACCAACAAAAGAAAGCGAGGCAGTAATGACTACTGCGCCCGAAGCACCGCAAGAAGAAATAAAGGCAGAGGAAGCTCCGGTAGTCGAAGCTGCTCGCCCTAGAATTACGCAACCGACATATAACACAATGGCAAGAAACCCAATTACTTCCGCTGGTCGCTACACAGAACACAAAATCAAAGCCGCACTAGGTAACTTTGATTCTGCACTTTTCGTAAAAGCTGCCGATGACTCCATGGCTACCAACCCAGCGTTTAATAAAGTAAATTACCTATCCGAATTTATTACCAATACGGCCTTTGGTACTCCTGTAAAGGACTCTTGCTCAAGCGGTGAGCTACCTGATAACGGTATGACATTTAGCGTACCTTCTTTGGTAACTAGTGCCGGTGGTCAATCTGGCGTAGCACCTGCGGTAACTGTTGAGGCCGAAGCCGGCGCAGTACAAAATACCGGCATGGTAACTGAATTTCTAACCGGTACAATTTCTAAGTACTCGGGCATGAACACCATGTCGATAGAGCTAATAGAGCGCAGTTCGCCCATTTTCTTTGATGAACTTACTAGGCAGTTACAAAATGCATATATTTTGGCAACAGAGAACGCTATCGTTGCCGAACTAACTGCGTCAGGAACTGCTGCAACCGCGCAAGCAGCAACCGCCGCTGGTTTAATTGCATATGTAGCAAAAGAAACTCCAGCCGCTTATTCTGGTACTTCTTATGTTGCAAAGAATTATCTAGCTGGAGTTTCCCAATGGGGCTTGCTAATCGGGGCAACTGACACAACTGGCCGCCCAATCTTTACCGCGGCCCAGCCAATGAACGCCGGCGGAGCAGCTGCGCCAACTTCAATTTATGGAAATGTGTTAGGTCTTGATTTACGCGTAAGTACCAGAGTTGTTGATACGACTATTGACGAGAGCGCATTTATAATTGTGCCGGAAGCCGTTACGGTTTATTCTAGCCCAACTGCATATATGTCGGTAAATATCGTAGCTAATCTCCAAGTGCAAACCGCAATTTATGGATACCAATCCGTAATCGTTAAGATGCCTACCGGCGTACGCCGTTACAACTTAACCTAATTATAACTAGAACCCTAGTTAGGGCGTTTAATTAAGCCCTAAGCGCTCTAACTAGGCCTATTTCGAGAGGAGTATAAAATGGCCGCTACATATATTACCGTTGCGGAATTTAGAACACTCGTTGGAATAGGTGATTTATACTCGGATGTAACTATTGAGGAAGTCTGTCAAACCGCACAGGATTTATTAGACGGGATGCTTTGGTATGATTCCGCTCCAGTTGTAGGAGCGTTACTTAACTCCAATGTCATAACTCTAGGGCTAACTATGCCAACAATATTTACCACCGGCCAAACCGTTGCCATTACCGGATGCGGCGCGACCTATAACAATGCAGCGGCGGTAATTACTGGCACAATTCCATATAGCCAAAACTCAGTTAATAGTTTTATCTGGCCAAATGTTTTGCAAAATATAAGGTTAAACAATGTGGCATATATTCAATATGCAAAAGTCGCAGCCGATGATAATTGGCATCAGATTCGCCCCTTTGGTAAAGCTCTAGGAGCTGATACTAAAGCCGCTACCTACGCCACTACCGGCGGCGTACGAAACGCTGCCGCGGTACTGGCTAGGGCTATCTGGGATTCACGCCAAGCAGCCGGTGGCGGTCTAGGCGTAGATGGCTCCGTCCTACCCTTTACCGTAGGGGCGCGCCTCATGGGCCAAGTCAAGGGATTAATTGCGCCATATATGAACCCTGCCGCGATGGTCGGCTAATGGCTACCGCCGTAGGAACCCTTCGCGCCTCGATTGCTACGGTGCTAACCGATGCAACTCTTTGGAGCGTTTATAGTTTTCCTCCGCAAACAATCAACGCCAACAGTTGTGTAATCAGCCCGGCAGACCCATACATTACGCCAAACAACAACTCCCAATCGAGTATCTCGCCCTTGGCTAATTTTACAATAAGTTTATTTTGCCCGATGCTAGATAACCAAGGGGGCCTTGCTTACCTCGAGGACATGATTGTATCGGCCTTCACTAAGTTAGCCGCAAGCTCTATAGTTTTCAATGTTGGCACAGTAAGCGCACCGGCGGTAATGGATTTACCAAGTGGGGCATTACTTACCAGCACCCTAAATATATCCGTACTAACGAGTTGGAGTTAAAAATGGCAACAGATACCAGCACCATGACCGATGAGGAAATTGCTTTTCTCGTTAAAATCGGTCAAATCCCAGCACCAACCACCGCACCAACCAAAGAAAAGAAAGTAGAGGAATAGGCAAATGGCTATATTTTTAAACAACAAAGCCGGTTTTAAAATT